GATGTATTATGCTAGTGGGTATTCTTATGATGAGATAAGTGAAATCCTGAACATTCCTGTCGGAACTGTAAGAAGTCGTATTTCTTCTGCTCGGAAGTTTATACTTCAGGAGATTTCTTATTAGAGTTAAATAAGGTTTTAATTCGATTTCAGAAGAAAAAAACTTTTGAAAAGTTATGCTATTACATAACTTTTGGCTATATTTGCAATACCAAATAACATAAAAGTCAAACCAAAAAAAGTGAATTATGGAAACAAAGTCTAATTTTAGAGCCAGAGTGATGAAGTATGCTCATCACCTCCTTTCAACAACAAAAAAGAGTTGGAAATATTGTCTGCTAAAAGCGTGGGAGCTTTACAGACTTGCTAAAAGAATGAGAAGCGGTGAAGTTAAATTCGCCTATGAGAAAGTGAATGGTAGTATTCGCTATGCTATCGGTACTCTTAAGAATGTGCCTGCAGGTGCAACAAATAAGGGTAAACGTATGACAAAGCCTTCTTATAAAACTTTCTCTTACTTCGATGTTGATAAGCAGGAGTTTAGAAGCTTCAAAATAGAGAACCTTGTAACCGTGTATTGATATGACTTCATTAGAATACTACTCAAAGAGAAAAGAGGATAGCAGGCAAGAGCTTGCTACCCTCATAGCACAAGCTAATCAGCTCATCGGTGATACACATAACAGCCTCAACACCCATACTAATCAAGGGAGTAATATTAGGAATATAAAAATGCTTTCTCAACAATTACAGCTGCTAACAAGCCGCATTGGACTGGAAAAGCAAAAGGGAGATATGCTTGAAAGTATCTGCCTGACATTAACCACAGAAGGGTAAGCATATGAAAGCCACTTTGTTAAAAGTTACCGGAGAAACAGTTGAGATTTCTCCGGTGAATGGGAACTGCTTTACCCTAAAGGAAGCGCAGAGTTTAGTAAATGGCTATGTTCAAGTCATTGATATTTGCCCTAATAAAATAATGATAATGAATGAGGAGGGTAAATTTCACTTTGAGTTGAATGTTGAGGCTACCCGGATTGCATTAATGAATAGTGCTATTTTTCCCGATGATTATATAGCCGGTGACGCTATTTTGTGTGATGACACTATGTTCTAAACCTTTAATTTCAGAAAATATGAAAACAATTTATAGAGTAGAATCACCAACTGGTGAAATTCGCGTATTGGAAGTGTCTCGTAATGAGACTGGATATAATCTTTACATAGATGATTCAAACATCTGTGAGGGCATTACTGAAGAGGAACTCACTGAAGTTTTAGAGAATCCTAATTTTTGAAATAAATCAGAGTTTTCCATTTGGGAAATACCTAATAATAGAATAAATGAGTAATAGTATTGCTGCTAATGATATTATTCAAAATATTGACGAGCTATTAGCCGAATATCCGGTTGATGAATGTATTGGCATCTTACAGGAAGTGGTAAAACAGATAGATGTGCGTATTAAGGATTTTAGTGAACATATATAATAATAAAGATATGAATAATATATTTACAATTTGCTATTCAGAAGAAGAAGCTAACGAAATTGGACATTTCATAATGCGAAAAGGCTATGAAGGTGTTCAAAATGATAGTTACCGATATTGCGATGTAGTGATTTGGAGTAGGTTTAAAAATGCCAAAAGGCATCATTCAGATTGTATCTATGTTGGTGTTAAAGGTTGTCAAATGATTGTGTCCAGGACTAAAAGGGGGCTTCGCAGGAATGGGCTTAAATACATTGAGAAGAAACGAATGTTTTACAACTTATTGAGTCGGTATTAAGTAAATAAAAAGATAGAAAGGAGTGATTTATGAGATTTGCCCTTAGAAATAAAACTAAATTGATAAATGCTTTCGATGAAGATTACTATAATCTTCTCATTGAAAGTTTGAAGCAGTATTTTGCGAATAACGAAACGATACATAGCTATAGTATTGAAGGTGAGAAGTGTCAGTTTATAGATGTCCCCAACGTGCAACCCCAAACAGATAGTTGCTTTCAGTTCGCGATTATAGAGAAAAAGTATGATGTATTAACATTGGCTTATTATTCATGCTTTGGATAAGGCTTTTGATTTTAACTAATTACAGAATAAGAAAGGAAATAATTTATGATATTCATATATAGAATAATTGCAGATAACTCTATTGTAATAATGCCTGGCGTATCTTCTGTTGATGCCCATAGTAAACTGATAACGGCATTGAATATGGTAGATAGTGATTTTTATTTGGTGGGTATGTTATCTCAAGGTGTTATTATTAAAGGTAATTTTCAAACTCAATATTTATGATGAAAACTTTTGCGGAAAGATATAAAGAAAGTATCGTAAATCTTTCAAAGGAAGAATTGATACTACAAAGGGACATTATACTAAATCATATTGAAGCCCAACGTGAACGTTTGCATATTGTCAGTAACGAGAAAAAAGTACATGATATTCGCGTGGCTATTAAGAGGGCTAATATTAAGCTTCGGGAAATAGATAGCTTGCTGAAGAACCAGTGTTCTTCTGAAGATAGTTCTATATATCATTTATTGGATAGTCGGATATCCAGATTTATAAATGAAATTGTTGAAGATCCTAATTTTGTTATTCCTAATTGGTCTAAATATATACTTCTGTCTGGAACAGCAGAGGAAGTCTGTGAGAGTGCCAATAATGGTGAATATGGTGAATTGTGTGTTGTCGCTGATTTCAAAGGTCAAATTATGTGGGAGTGGAATGGAGATGATGGATGGCAGACATCATAGATCTGGAAAAAGAATTCATGTGGATGTTGGTATCTGTTTCTAAAGTATTATATTTGTATCGCAATTAATAAATTATAAAGATATGAATTTTAAGAATCTTGATGATACAGGCATTTTTGATGATTTTCTTCTGCAATATGGCAGTCATATAAATCTAAATGTACAACTAAATGGATATAGTTCTAATTATAAAGGTAATACTGGAATTTTCGAGACTCTTAAAAATTGGAATGATCCTAATTACATCTATTTAGATAATACGCCATATATGAACTGGGTTTTTGCAGCCTTTCCTCTCGAAATTGTACGTTCTGTTAATTGTTGTAAAAAATGTTGTTTTACAAAAGATGAAGAATTTGCTCTTATTGCGCATGAAATAGGGCATATTGATGCGGTTTATCGTAAACTGGCTTTGTCTAAAATAGATGAGGAATTGTATGCAGACGCATATGCTGTAAATTTAGGACTTGCTAAAGATTTAAAAGCAGCTTTGTCAAAAATGATTTCTGCAAACGTAAATCCTCCATTTAATGGTGAGATGAACATGCGGATTCAGCGTTTGCCATAATTTAATTGTGTAAATAGGATATGTTTAGAGAAGCCATAAATGAAGCTTTAAAAAGGAGGAGCATTACACAGGTAGAACTTGCTAACCATTTAGGGATAAATAAAAGTCCTTTGAATGCTTTTTTGAAAGGAAAAGGTAAAATTAGTATGGAGAACATTGAAAAGTCCTTTTTATTTCTTGGTATAGATATTGTTTTGAAAAACAAATAGTTATATCATATTTTAGCAAAGCATGATTTTCAAGAATTTAGCCAATCGGGAAACCGGTTGGCTTTTTCTATATATTTGCTCGTGAACGTTCAAAAGGAGTTAAAATGCTTTGTAAATATGTACTTACCGTTGATAGTATTTCCTATGATATTCCCAAATCTTGTATTCAGAATTGGGATGAAATAAAGTTTTCCCGTAAACGCTCCGGACTTGAAGGAATAACTAGAACCTTTACTTCAAAATTCCAGTTTGTGGGAGAAGCCTATGATCTCATATTGGAGGAGTATTTGAGCAAATACCTGGCTTCTAATGCTAGTATCACTGTTTATACTATAACTAATTCTCATACTTATGAAGAATTCTTCAGTTGCCGATTGGATTTCGGTTCATTGACCTATGATGGAAATACTGTTTCTATTAATTCGATAGATGATAGTGTCGCTAATATCATAAAGGCTAACAAAGGAACGCAGTACGAATATTCGGTAGATGAGATAAAAGATGTATATCAGCTTTATTATGATTCTGTAAGTATGAATTATAGTCAACCGCATACATTAGGTGGTAATACTGTAGAAAATGATGCTTCTTTGCAATATATTGTAATTGACAAAGGAATATATGTAGAAGCTATAACATATTCGCTTCCCTTATATATTTCAGGTGGTGAACTTCCGTCACGGGATTCACCTCTTGAGTTTTATGATGCACCACAGGAATCGAAAGATGATCCAAATGTATTTGTTAAAGCCTTGTCCGACATTGATATAGTATTGAATTTTAGTTTTGAATACTATATCAGTTATAGTGATGCGTATACAACTAAAGCTGAAATAGTTCTAGGCGGGCGTTACGAAGATGGTCGTTTAGTCGAGTTGAAAAGATGGGGGTATAATAAGGGGGATGTTACCCCAAGTAATCTGAATGAATCCATCAAGATTCATCTGACTAAAGGGCAGGCTTTATTTTTTGATTTGATGGTAACATTTAACAGAGTTAATGCTTCTACTGGCAATATTTATTTTCGTAATTTCAAATTTGAGACACGCTTTACTTCTCGAGCTAACCCTATCTATGTGGATGCAATAAGACCTATTGATGTGTTAAACCGATTGCTTAAAAGCATGAATGGTGGAAATGAAGGTATCTATGGTGAAATAGCTTCAGGTGTTGATGAAAGGTTAGATAATTGCGTGATATTAGCTGCTGAAAGTATCCGTGGAATCCCCCAAGCTAAGCTATATACTTCTTATACAAAGTTTAAAAACTGGATGGAAACAGTTTTTGGCTTTGTGCCTGTGATCAATGGTGTCACTGTTTTTTTTAAACACCGGGACAAATTGTTTAGTGATAACAATGTAAAGGATTTAAATAGCAGCTTTTCTAGTTTTGAGTATAAGGTTGATTCATCAAGAATATATTCTTTGGTTAGGGTAGGATATGATAAACAGGACTATGAAAGTATGAATGGTCGTGACGAATTCCGATTTACTACTGAATATACTACTGGCATTGATATAACTGATAATGTATTAGAGTTGATTAGCCCTTACCGTGCTGATGTTTATGGAATTGAATTCTTATCGCAAAAGAGAGGCCAAGATACAACGGATAGTGAAAGTGACAATGATGTGTTTTTTGTTTGTGCCAGTACTACATTACATGATAATGGCGGAGTACAAACATATAAAGAGTATAGGCTTATAAGGAGCGGTTGGGAAATAAGTGGTGTACTTGATCCTGAAACGATGTTTAATACCATGTATTGGCAAGGAGGCATATTGCAAGCAAATGCCGGCTATATTGGTATGTTCACTAAAAAACTATCTTATTCTTCTTCTGACGGTAATAGTGATGTTGTTGTCAATGGTATAGGAATGAAAGATGATTTTAACGTTGAAAGTGGTATTATAACTTGTGGAGATGTTTCATTCACAACTTATAATGAAGATATTCCACCAACAGATGATGAAACGATTAAAATCTTAAAAGATGATCTAGTTTACGAGGGCTACATCAAAGAGGTGAGTAGTACAGTTGAGAGAAACGAGGGAGTGAAGTATGATTTATTTGTCCGTTCAATAACAAAAGCCTAGAAATATGATTATAAGCCCGTTTACCCCACTGTTTTTTTCTCCGTCTACCGATAAATTTGGAGCGAAGAGTAAATATGTGCAATTATTCGCACGTACAGACAGGATTTTTGTTGAATTGATTTTGACAGCCAAAGAGCAGGAGCCTATAGTTTACATTAATAATCTTTTAAGTAATATATCTACACCTGTATCATTAAGCTCATGGAAGATGAATGATGATAAGATTCTTTATTTCTATAACATTTCATTGCTTCCATGTGGATACTATACTGTAACAGTTAATGGGAATACGAGTGAGATTTTTAAAGTTACGGACGATGAATGTGAGTTATCAGAAACCAGCCTTATTCAGTATTCAATGAAAGATAATAAGCAGCGTCTTGATGCTGTCTGGTGGATAGATGGGATGCAATACTTTTTTGATTTTCGCGTTCCTGGTGGTTTCAAAGATAACGGATGGACGTTCGGTGTGGATAATGAGCAGTTCGTGACCTCTGATGAGGATATTGTTGAGCTATTCAGCCACGAATATACAACAGTATTATTCACGCTTGGAAATGGGATGGGATGCCCTGTGTGGTTTGCTGAATTATTGAATCGTGTCTTATGCTGTAATTACGTCTACTTTGATGGTGTTCGATATACCAGAAAGGAAAGTAATGTTCCGGAACTTAACCAGCAAATAGAGGGATTGAAGAGTTTTGTGTTCAATCAAATGTTACAGAAGGTAAGAACGATGAATCCAGTTTTGGAATGGAATAACCAGCTTGCTATGAGGTGTGTACAAAGCGGTGCTTATAGGATAGCAGATGATGAAGGAATGCGTAGTATCAAGTATGGTTCAGAAAGTGGGGTTGCAGAGGTCGGAGCATATATCAATATGACTAAGGCTATTCCTAATACTGGAGTTTCTATTAATAGTGATACTATGGTTACTGTCAACAGTATTCATCACCCAGGTGTTGATAAAAATTCATATTGGGATTTGATTGCAATCAAGATGACTGACATAGATAACAAGTATATTGGTAGAAGAGGTTACGGTAAACTTACAGTTAATGGACTGGATAGACTAAAGAACGATTTGGACAACGGTTCGATAAATTTGCGTGCTGTACTATATAAAGGAGATTCGTATACTAACCTCATTGAAGGGAGTGTAATCAGTAGGGATGGTGTATGTGTCTTGAAAGGTATTAACGGTGGAGATATTGGTGCTCTGAAGGAGTTCCAACTTTATCTTGATAATGTCTATGATTGCGACATAGATAATCTTGGTATGACCATTGAGCTTGTATGGGTATATGAAAATGATTAAAAAAGAGAATTATGACAGAAACAGAAAAACAACAGATTATTAGCCTTGTGTTACAAGCGTTGAAGACAAACAGTCTTACAATAGAGCAACTGACTGATACAACAGAGCTATCCAAAGATATGTACGTTGAAGTTAGTGGCGGTCGGAAAATATCTATTGATTTACTTTCAAGTACCATTGCTAAAATGGTGAATGGTGATTTTGATGCATTAGTGGAGAATGTCAATAAGATTGCAAAAGATTTATCGGATGGAGACGCCGAGTTATTGAAACGTATAACAGGAGTGTCTGATAAATCCAATCCTTTGACTGACCCATTTAAAAGTATTGGCTCTTTTACTACTATTGGTAGCTTTAAAGATAAATTAAAAACAATGTATTCCGGGGATTCTTCTATTGGGAATTATCGGTGTATTTTGTCTGTTGATTCGTCTAAGATTCCTGTAAATATACAAATTGAACGGTTGGAGCTTAATAAGGTTTGTCAATCATTCACTTCGTGTATACAACTGGCTACCATGTCAGACAATGCCGAAGGTGTATATTTAGGTACAGTTTGTACAATCTCACGAATAGGTATTGTTTCCAATGAGAGTGTTACATGGGGCAAATGGACCTCTGTAATAAATGACTTTGAGGAAAGGATAGGAAAAGCGAACGGTATCGCTCCTTTGAACGAAGAAAGTAAAGTTCCTTCTGAATGTCTGCCTGAACCGTTGTCTCTTGGGGAAAGTGAAGATGAAGCCTTCCCCGGCGACCGTGGAAAGGCTTTAGAGGATGCAATGACAAATATCCCTTCCGACATAATCAAACCTGATTCATTCTCCGTCCTGTCTGACGCTTCCTATCTCAATGTATCTTTCAAAAAAGTGTCCAAAACAACCGGTAAAGAAACGGATGACAGCTTCCGTTTGCCTTCTGCTACCCTTGAACAAGCCGGCCTTTTGTCCGCCGAGGATAAGCAAGCCCTTGAGGATATGAAGAGCGGCACGCCCGCTGACGATGTAACACACCCCATCGTCATTGTTGATGAGATCCGCCCATTGAAAGACGGCTACTATACCCTTGAAACCGCTATTGCCGCCATTGTCTCCTATCAACAGGAATCTGGCGTCAAATATGAGCGAACGGGTCTCATCATTACTTACAAAACAGGCGAGTATGAAATGGAAACCCGGCAGTTCCAGGGTGCTGTGTCCGATTTTGCGACCCCTTCTCTTTGGAAACCCTTCGGGAATGGTGGTGGCAGTTCCGTTTTTGAAACTTCCGATGAACCGGCGGAAGGGGGAAAGGACGCCTTTTCAACTGGTGGCGCCTATGCCTATGTTCCGGCCAACCTCGACGTAAACGTTGAAACAGAAGGCATCGTAAAACTTCAGATGAAGAACGCTGCCGGTGAAACCCTTGGCGATGAAGTGCAGTTCGCTATCGGCACGGGTGGCGGCGGTCAAACTGGTGGTACCATTGTTGCCATTGCTTTCCAGTCGACACCTGTCTATGGCTCTTACGGCTCCACGCTACGAACCTTTGCCGCCATTCGTTCCGTGACCTCGAACGGTGTCGAATCCTCTGACAACCTGATTGAGAAACTGGAACTCGTAGACCGTGAAAGCGGGCTTACCGTCTGGACTGAAACCGTCAACAAAGCATCTTCCGGTGACATGAAGGACTTCTCCTTTGAACTGGACTTCACCACATACTTTACGGCTGCTGGTACTCGGAAATTCAAGCTGATAGCCACTGACGAAAGCGGCAACACCGGTTCCAAGAATGTCAATGTAACAGCTGTTGATATTACCTGTACCTGTGTGCAGGTGCTCAACTATACCCCTGAAACTCTGCTTACTCCGACAACTGAAAGTTTCAGCCTTCCACTCTATAAGTTCGGAAACAACACCTCTGATAAAGGTATCAGTGCCCAGGTTGACATCAAGATTAATGGTGAATGGCAATCCCTGTCTACCACCGTTGTAAATGACAACTACTCGCACTCCGTTGTAATCCGCCCTGCTTCCCTCGGCCTAGAACACGGTACCTATCCCTTGCGCATCCAAGGAACGGATGTCGCATCCGGAGTGAAAGGAAATGTCATCTACACGGCTGTCATGGTAATTGACCCGAATAGTTCCACACCTCTTGTCGCCTTGAGATACGATGATAAAAACGGTGGAGTAGTCCGACTGTACGAAACCGTAGAACTTGATGTTGCCTGTTATGACCCGTTGGAAATGACTTCACCCGTCAGCGTGAAAGCCAATAACGTGCAGGTAACACAAATTGCTGCCAGTCGTAACAAAACCTATCAGGTCAAACAACAACTGCAGGGCTACAAGGCTGACGGCACCGATACGGTCAACTATACTGCCGTATGCAAGGACGTGACTAGCGAACCTGTCCGGGTGACAGTTAGCGGTTCCGCCATTGACGCCGCCATAAAAGAAGGCGCCATCTATAACTTTGACTTCTCATCCCGTACCAATCAGGAAACTGACCATAGCATTGTCAGCGGTAATTATGAAATGAAAGTGGACGGTGCCAACTGGACTACCAACGGTTTTGGCACATTCTTGGGTGAGAACTGCCTTCGCGTAGCCGAGAATGTGGGCGTGTCATTAAACCATGCCCCGTTTGCCGGCTCGTCCATCGAATCCAACGGTGCCGCCATCCAGTTCGCTTTCGCTTCCAAGAACGTGACCGATGATGATGCCCTGCTCCTTAGCTGCTATGACGAAACGTCCGGTGCCGGCTTCTATGTCACCGGCCGGGTGGTCGGCATCTTCTGTAACAATGGCGTTTCCCGTCGTGAAGAACGCGCCTATCGACAGGGTGAAAAGATAACCGTAGCCGTGGTTGTTGAACCTGCAAGCAACTACGTTGAACGTGACGGCACACGGTATTCCATGATGAAACTCTTCCTCAACGGTGAGGAAGTCGCCTGCCTTGGTTATGTTCCGGGCGGCGGCTCCCTGATTCAGACCAAGTATATAACGATGGACGGCAAACTGGGTGATTTGTATCTTTATTACATGATGGCCTGGAACTCCTATATGGAATGGGCACAGGCGTTCAAGAACTACCTTGTCCGTCTGACCGATACAGAGGTAATGGTGAAGGAATACGCCTTTGAGGACATCCTTAAAAGCCAGACAGCCGAGGGTAGTACCCAAAGCCGCCCGTCGGCTGCCGAAATCTATTCACGCGGTATGCCTTACATTGTCGAATGCCCCTATGAAGGCTCCGATATAGAAGCACTGGACGGCACCACTTCCACCAGTACGAAGATATACATCACGCTCTATTACTTTGACCCCGAACGCCCGTGGCGTAACTTCAAGGCCGTGAGTGTCCAAACCCGCAACCAGGGAACCACCTCTGCCAAACGCCCGGTAAAGAATAAACGCTACTACCTCGCCAAGAGCAAAGGCAAAAACAAGGACACTCGAATCATACTACTTAATCCAGACGATACGACGGAGGAAGGACGCCGTGCAATAGCCTTGGCTGCCATCAACAAAGTACAGGTCGGTGATAATACAATCCCGGTCGATGTCATTACCGTAAAAGTCGATTACTCCGATTCCGGCAATGCGAACGACTGCGGCGCCTGTGAAATGATGAACGTTACATACCGTGCCTTAGGTGGTAACTATATGACACCTGTCCAACGTGCATTTGACGGAACATTTGACAGCGGTGACTTGCATATCGAAGACTTGCAGATGAACCACTCTACCGCCAATCACCCGGTAGCCACCTATCGGTGTAAGGATGACAGCCTGCAAAACGTCTATTTCCATGCCAAAGGCAACTGGAAAGAAGACAAAGGGGAACAGTTCGCCCTCGGCTTCAAAGATACCCCCGGCTATAACAAAGGTTGCCTGAATTATGGTGACTTCATAGAGTTCTTCGGTACTCCTGACGAAACTTTAGACGCAATTGAGATACGCTTCAAACAGACTGACGGACTCGATACGGACAGCGTGTACCTGCTTTCCCTGTATTGCGGTAGTTCGTACCGGATAATGAGGTATCAGGACAGCTCATGGAAAAAGCAGTCCGGTTCCATGAAGTATGAAAACGGCAAATGGAATGTCACCGGTGACGTCCTGAATCCGGTTGAAGGTTTCGAACTTCTTAACTACCAAGGTATGGACTGGTTTCAGGGCGTCGGTTCTGTTCAGGATATGATGGCCATGAAAACGGACAAGTCCTCATGGGTTCAAAAACTCGTGGATAACGGAACTATCTCTGCTGATACCTTCCCGGCATGGACTTACTACTTTGAATCGCTTGTCGATGATGACCAGCTCGCCATTGATTACGCTTTGGGTAAGAAAGTGCCCTATAACCTCTACCGATGGTTGCGCTTCTGTGATTCCTGCGATTACTCCAAAGGCGGGAACTGGCAAAGAACATGGAAGGAAAACCTGTATAAATTCGCCTGCCCAGAAAGTGTCTTGAGTTATGACATCTTCACCGACTACCTTGCCGCCACTGACCAACGCGCCAAGAATATGCAGCCGATGTGGTTCTTGGAAGAGTATGCTTCCGTAACAGACGGTGTGTACAGCTCCGAGGATACCATGCGCATGTACCTGAATAAAATCTATGACTGCGATACGCTCAATAGCAAGGACAACGACGGTGGTTGCACGGTTGACGCCGAGGTGGACCCCAACCGGACGAGCGATGAAACATTCACTAACCCTTATGCTGGCTACGGCTCCGTTCTGTTTAATAACATCTATCTCCAGCAAGTAGTGTGGACTGACTCATCCGGTACGGAACTCTCCCTGCGTACCGTTGCCGCCGCCATGCGTAACGTTCAGGCGACCATTGACGGCGTCACCCTGCACCCGTTCTCACCCGAAGGAGCTACGCATTTCTTCATTGACAAACGGCTCAAAAAATGGCAGAAACTGGTTAGTTCTTACGATGGTGAACGGAAATACATCTCCTATACAGCCACTTCTGACGCTATCTACTTTTATGCCCTGCAAGGTCTTGGACTTACTGCCCTTCCGTCCTTCATTGAAAGACGTTGGCGTATTCGTGACGGCTATTTCCAAACCGGTGATTTCTTCAGCGGTGTAATTTCCGGGCGCGTATCTTCCAAATCAAACGCCACCATCCGGATTGTCGCTGCTAAAAACGGTTACTTCGGTGTCGGCAATGACGCTAGCGGCAACCTTTCCGAAAGCTGCTTCCTTGAAGCGGGCGAAGAATATGTATTCACCAACTTCTCACATGAGGAAGGCGCCTTGCTGTATATCTATCAGGCTGACCGCATGAAGCTGCTCGACCTGTCTGAAATCTCCCTGTCAAGTACGGTGAGCTTCTCCGCCATGCAACTTGTGGAAACCCTTATCTTGGGCTCTGACACCCATACAGAACAATCCATCGGTTCTTACGCACCGCTTACCTCGCTGAACTGCGGCGAAATGCCCTTCCTCGTATCACTCGATATCCGGAACACACAAATCGCTACGCTCGTTACCGACAAATGCCCACGTATCGCCCATATCAATGCGTCCGGTAGCAAACTGGAGAACATCACTCTTGCAGAGACTTCTCCGATTAATGACATCTCTCTTCCACCAACAATGACAAGCCTCCGTTTTGTCGGTCTTCCTGAACTGACCTATACCGGTCTTTCCGCCCCGTCCGGCCTGCAAATAGAATCCATGCCGAACGTCCAACGCCTGCGTCTTGAAACGTCGCCTCAACTTGACGCCATTCAGATGCTCCGTGACGTCCTCGCTTCACAAGCGGCATCCCGTAAACTTTCCATGCTCCGTATCTCGAACATGACCCTGAAGGCTGACGGCTCCGAGCTTCTTGCCATTCTCGAATATGGAGTTGCCGGAATGGATGAGGACGGCAACAGACAGGATAAACCGGTAGTCAACGGCACGTATGAACTGACAGTTATCCGTGAAACGGATGAAATCGAATCCCTTGAATCCGGTATTGACGGCCTTGTCATCCTTACCGTCATAGATGCCTACATCGACCTGATCAACTGGTTCAATAATGAGTCTTATGGCGGAGAACCGTACTACGATAACGTAACGCTGGACAACATCAATGAAGTCCTTGAATATTATAACGGCGAAACCTACGAGGAATATCTCGAACGGTTTGCTGAAGACAATATGGATATTAATGATTTAATTAACAAGTAACTATGACGAATGAACAAAGCGCAACGCTGCTTCGCTTGAATAAACAGGCACAAGTGGCAGCACTGAACGCCGTGGGCTTCTCGGATGTCACCGAGAATTCCCGCGCATCTGAATTTGGACAACGTATCAAGTGGGCCGCCGGTCTGCTTGATCTGCATCTTGCCTGTAATCGTATTTCGGATAACTCCAAGGCATACTTTACTGCTGCCGAATGGAACTCCCTTACGCTCGCTAATAAGCAACTGTATATCAAACGCGGGCTTCGTATCCGTGCCCATGGACACTCCTTCGTAATCGCCGCCCAGGAGTGCTATAATGCCGATATGACTACTACCTTCTATTGGGGCGGTCAGGGTAAAGCCATAGACGGCCTGAACCAAAAAGGACTGGGTGCCATGTACGGCTGCTTCACGGGTGAGGAAGATACCGACCTGATTATCACCGGCCTGAAAGACCAAAACAATAGCGGTGTAATCGGTGCGCCGGCTGCCGAAGCCGCCCGTGCATACCGTGCCTACACTTTGGAAAGTGACGGTATCGAGGATGAATCCAACTGGTTCCTTCCTTCATCCGGCCAAATGCTTCTGATGTACCGCTACCGCGATAAAATCAATGAGATGATGCGTACCTTTTGGAGTAGTGACAGTATGCTGATGACTGATAAATACTACTGGTCATCAACAATTTGGGATACTAACTCCGCCTGGGCGTTCGAACTGAATACCGGGCGTATTACGAATCAAAACAAAAATTCAGCCCTTCTTCATGTGAGAGCTGTTGCTTCCGAATAGTATTAACTTAATATTATACAATAAAATGGATAAAAATATCGCCAGCGCCATGCTTCTGCGCTTGAATAAACAAGACCAGATAGAAGCCTTAAAATCAATAGGTTTTACAACCGTGAATGAAAACACCCCCGCAAGCGACATCGCCAAATATATGCAATGGTCAGGTACGCTTCTTGACCTTTCTTTGGCTACGCTCCGGATTGAAGACGGTGAACAAGTCTTTTTCACGGCTTCCGAATGGAACTCCATGAGCGCGAATAATCGCTCCAAGTATATCCGTATCGGCATCCGACTTCGCGCCGAATGCCACCAGTTCATTATCGCCAAAAGCGACTGCGTTGACGCAGGCGGCAATAAAACGTTCAAATGGGGTGGCTACGGTACCGACCTACGCGGCCTGAAAAACTACGGCAGTGGTAACCAAGGACTCTATGATACCTTCGACGGCAAGGAAAATACCGATGTTATAATAGAAACCCTTGCAGGCGTCAAGGACACCCAGGGAACTGTCGGCGCCCCTGCCGCCGAAGTTGCCAGAGCCTATAAAGCCTGTACGCTTGAATCTGACGGAATTGAAGATACAACCGTGTGGAACCTGCCCGCATTGGGTGAACTTATGCTTATGGCCAAGTATAAAACCGAAATCAATGAGCTCATAACTTCTATGTTTGGCAATCAAAATATATTTACAAATGACTGGTATTGGTCTAGTACCGAATGGGACGCTTCCAGCAGTTGGACCGTGGGCTTCACCTACGGCAACGGCAACGCGTCCTACCGCCAGAGCGCGGGCCGGGTTCGTCCCCTCGCCGCAATAAACACTTTATCTCTTTAATTCTTTATCCCTTAGAGAGTTAGCTAAATAAAAGCCCCGGTAGGGGCTTTTCAGTTTCACTTTTTTGAGCTAAAATTGTGTTAATTACTTTACAGTTATTAACTTTGCGCCCTCTAATACATACATTAAAATATTAAAAAATTAACATGGCACTTACACAAGACCTTCCTATATCAAATTCGATGTATAAGCTTCTGAACCTTATCATTGATGCCCGGCAACAATTCCCCAAGGCGTTCCGGTATGAATTTGGTACGGAGTTGATGATGCTTGCCGTTCATTGTTGCGAATATATCCGTTATGCAAATACAGATATGAACCTTGAGCATCGTGCAGATTATCTGATGAAGTTTTTGTGTGAGTTTGATGCATTGAAATTACTGCTAAGAGTGTGTGAAGAACGACATTTGACCAGCCTGACTCAAACTGCCGAAATCTGTCTGCTTGCAGAGAGCATTGGTAAGCAAAGTACCGGTTGGTACAAAAAAACGGTTGCAGATCTCCAACGGCAAAAAGCTAACGGATCGCAACAAGTCGCAAAGCCGGAGTCATAATCGCCAAGGGGATTATGAGTGAGCAATTAGAATTATTTATTGGGCATCCCCCCGGTGATGAGCCGGGAAAGACTAAGATAGCGGATGCAACGGCTTCCAGCAGTTGGAACGTGAACTTCAACAACGGCAACGTCAACACGAACAACCGCCAGAACGCGAACCGGGTTCGTCCCCTCGCCGCAACAGGTAATATAATCTATGACATACTTCTTAGCAGTATTTTCGAAGCATCCGAAGATTGTGCCAGACAGAAAAGAACGAGTACGGATTGTGTTGAGTTTTATAATGATTATCAGTCTGCATTGGTGCGGCTATGGTATTCTATTATTTACGGTGAATATGTACCGGACTTTTCAAAAGTATTCATACGGACTTACCCGGTATATCGGGAGGTTTTTGCCGCCGCTTTCATTGATCGTGTTGTCCATCACTGGATCGCTCTTCGTATCGAGCCGATTTTAGAGGAACGTTTTCGGGAACAAGGGAACGTCTCGAAGAACTGCCGGAAAGGTGAGGGATGTCTGTCTGCCGTGCACTATCTGAATAACATGATAGTCGAGGTCAGTGAGAATTATACTGCCGATGCGTACATTTTCAAAGATGACCTGTTCAGTTTCTTCATGTCTATCTCGAAATCGTTGGTATGGGAAATGCTGAACATATTCGTAAGGGACAATTATAAAGGCGATGATATTGAATGTTTGCTTTACCTTCTAGCCGTTACTATCTTTCATTGTCCACAAAATAAGTGTATCAGACGCTCTCCCGTCTCCATGTGGGACAAACTTCCCAGTAATAAAAGTCTGTTTCATAATGACCCTGACAGGGGAGTGGCTATCGGGAACCTGCCGTCGCAACTCATAGCCAACTTTCTGGCGTCTGTATATGATTATTTCGTGATGGAAATACTGGGATTCATATATTATGTACGCTTTGTTGATGACTTTTGTATCGTAGTGAAATCACCGGAAGAAATATTGTCCAAAGTCCATCTTCTTGATGGTTTCCTGAAAGAACAACTCCTTTTACGGTTGCATCCACGCAAACTGTATCTTCAGCATTATAAAAAAGGAGTCTTGTTTGTAGGGGCGTTCATTTTGCCTGGTAGAATTTATGTATCTAACAGGGTGGTTGGTAACACATATAACGCTGTCAGGAAATTTAATAGAATAGCTGAAAATGGATTTGCAGAAGCGTATGTTGAGAAGTTTGTGAGTACGATGAACTCTTATTATGGCCTGATGAAACACTTTGCAACGTACAATATCCGCCGTAAAATTGCAGCGATGTTGCTTCCTGAATGGTGGGAATATGTTTATATCGAAGGACATTTTGAAAAGTTTGTATTGAAGAATAAATATAACCATAGAAAACAACTAATTAAACATATCAAAAAACATGGATCAAAAAAATATCTTACCGCGTGGGATTGCTAAGCCTATCGAGCAACAGCCGGACGGAACTTGGATTGTACGTCATCACTTCCGGGTGGTTGGTACCAGTGAGAATGGTGAAGAACTGGTAACTTTTGCCAGTTCGGAATATCCCGAGAAACCTACCTTGCAACAGATTCAAAGAAGTATTGACCGTTATCGGGTGTGTCTAACAATGTATGGAGATACAATTTCAGACGAAATAGAAAAGGTTGATCTTTCCGTGTATATGTTTACGGATTAATAGTTCAATCTGTTGGTTGTTTAGGGGTGCTTATCAAGCATCCCTTTTTTATTTATGGAAAAAGTGAAAATTATAATGTCTTGTTTTATAGATATTTATCATAGAATTGATTTCCAAGATTTTCCATTTTTGTAAAACTCGTTATTATACTCAATACATTTGTTCCATACAGAATATTTTATTAATAATTAAACGCTATGAGTATGGGTATAAAAGTATTGTATGATTGGCTTTTGCAATCTAACCGACCGGCACACGTCAAAGCCGGGATGTTCGTCTTTGTTGTAATGCTTGTTTTCTGTTTCCTTCTATTAGGCATTGATTTCTGTAAATCTGCTATTGTTTCTTTAACGACAACCGCCATTGCCGCAATAGTGGTTGAGTACATTCAGAAAAAGTGCGGGTTCATCTTTGATTGGCTTGACGCATTAGCTACTGTTTTGCTTCCTGGGCTGATTACTGTGTTTTCAATATTGGTAGTAACTTTATGATTAATATTATGAGATGGTTATATGAGTTATTTAATGTAGACCAGATACGAATTATTTTCGTTTCGATGTTCAGTTCTCTTCTTGCTTATTTAACGCCGACTAAAGGTTTTCTTATAGCATTAGTTGTAATGTTTGGATTTAATATTTGGTGCGGAATGAGGGCTGATGGTGTTTCAATTATACGTTGTAAAAACTTTAAGTGGGATAAGTTTAAAAATGCCTTGGTTGAACTTCTTCTCTATCTTATAATCATTGAGGTAGTCTTCTCCTTTATGAGCTTGATAGGAGACGGTGAGAACTCATTGTTAGTTATCAAGACTATTACGTATGTATTTTCTTATGTATATCTTCAGAACGCATTTAAGAATCTGATTATTGCTTATCCTAGAAACAAAGGGTTTCGTATAATTTATCATGTAATACGTTTTGAATTTAAGCGGGCTACGCCTACGCACGTACAAGGAATTATTGATAGAATCGAAAACGAACTAGATAAAGAGGAAAGATATGAAAATATTGATTGATAACGGTCACGGTAGTAATACTCCGGGTAAGTGTTCTCCAGATGGCAGGTTAAGGGAATACTCCTATACCCGTGAAATTGCTGGGCGTGTAGTATTTGAATTGCGTAAATTAGGTATTGATGCGGAACTGGTCGTGAAAGAGGAAATAGATGTTCCTTTGTCAGAACGTTGTAGGCGAGTGAATGAATATAAAACTTCTGAAGCAATTCTTATTTCTATCCATTGCAATGCAGCCGGTAATGGTTCAAATTGGATGCAAGCACGTGGTTGGGAAGCATGGACCAGTGTGGGACAGACAAAAGCCGATAAGCTGGCTGACTGTCTGTATGCTACTGCTGAAGAATGTTTGTTTGGAATGAAAATACGGAAGGATATGGCAGACGGTGATCCAGATAAGGAGAGTAGTTTTTATATCTTGAAGCATACGAAGTGTCCGGCTGTTGTGACGGAGAATCTGTTTCAGGATAACAAAGAAGATGTGGATTTCCTGCTGTCAGAGGAGGGGAAACGGACTATTGTTTCTCTTCATGTGAAAGGCATTTGTAAATATCTAGGCATATGAAGTTCCTTCCGTGGATATTAGTCTGTCTATTGTTTGGTGTGATCGTGTGGATGCGTTGTCATCCGCACGATCCGTCAACTGTGTACATTAAGGGAGATACTGTACATGTCCGGGACACAGTAAGAGACACAATACCCAAACCGGCAAAGAAAACTCCAAAGCGTACCGATACGGTATATTTACCTATCTTGATAGATACTATGACTGACAGAACCGTAGAAGGTGACTCAATTCCGGTACTTGTACCTATTGTAAGCAAGGAATATAAAACTGATAATTACCGTGCCATAGTCAGTGGATATAAGCCTAGTCTTGATTTTATGGAGGTGTACAGAGATAAGGAAATTATTACTCTTTCACCTTTACAGAAGAAGAAACGCTGGGGATTAGGTTTACAGGTTGGATATGGTTATCCACATGGATGGTATATAGGTGCTGGGGTTGTATATAATTTGTGGCACTGGTAGTTTTATATCAATAAAAATATATTTTTTATGTGAAACCAAATGAATATATGTATATTTGCAAAATATTCTTGAGAAAACTATGAAAAAGAAGAAACAGTTATTGTTGATTGAAAGGAAAATATATAAGTATCGGAGACATAGGCCAAAGAGAGTAAAACGGCGATATGGTTCTTCTGTGGCTTTATGTAAATCATCTTCTTTGAAATTTTTTCTACCTTTTTCTATAAATATTTTTTATAAAAGATTTAACGATAGACGATCAAAAAGAGTGTTAGATACTAATAAAATATCAGTCCCTGAAATTTTTTCGTTTTATCATAATTTTGATCAGAGTGTTACCTTTTTCAAGAATATAATATCTTCTTTTGTTGAAAAAGAGGGACATATAATAGCCGATTTCTCCAAATGTAGGTATGTTTGTATCTCTACATTAACATTACTAAGAATTCTCTATGATGAATTTGTAATAGCTCAAGAAAGGTATAAACAGATAGATAATCGTAGCGAGATTAGAAAGCTTAAGATTATTCCCTCATATAGAGAACAGAAAGTAAAGAAATACTTACATGCTTTTGGCTATTATGAGTATGATGATTTCAATGATGAGGATGGGGAAGTATTACCTTTGGATTTGATTAGGGGGAAATATAGAAATTCTTATCGAGAAAATACTAAGACTAAAGCAATTCAACAGATTGTTGATTTTATAAATAGTTCTTTTGAGCCTATTAATAAATGTCTATCACCTAATGGATTAAATATTATTGAGTCATTGGTGTCTGAAATCCTTAATAATGCAGAGGATCATAGTCATCGGAATTGTGAATGGTATGCACATGGTATAGCTTTTAATGAAAAGCAATTAGGAGAAAAAGTTGTAGAGTTAAATCTTGCAATAATTAATTTTGGAAATTCAATGTATGAAGGTTTTGAAGAAACAAAAGAACTTAATAGCATTAATTATAATAAGGTGGATAGCAAGTTTATTTCTCATTCTAAACTTTTTAGTTCACAGTGTTTTTTTGAGAGAGAATCCTTATTCATGTTGTATATGTTAAATGAAGGTATTAGTCGTCTTAAGTTTGCAGATTCATCTCGTGGGAATGGTACCATGCAATTTTTACAAGCTTTTACTACTTTAGGAAGTTTTGGCGGTCAGAATGTGAACTTTAATTCTCTTTTAAACGTTATATCTGGGCACACAGTATTATCATGTGATAATAAAGTTGGTCCTTATACAGAAGGAAATCATTTGAAATTGTCGTTAAATGAGGAAAAAGAACTATCTTTGCTCCCAAATAGAGAATATTTGAAATATAACAAAGAGTTTTTTCCAGGGACAATAATTGAGTGTAAGATATATTTAAATGAACAATTCTTTGATGAAATACTAAAAAATGGAAAGAAATAGATTTGCTATACAATTAACTGCAGCCCATAGGGGAGAAGGAAGTACGCTTTTTACAGGAAGACCTGAAGGACGGAAAGTTAGAAAAGAGTTACATTTGGATGATAAAGATAGGGATAATAATTATTATAATGTTTTTATACCATCTGGAACAACTTCCATTAATGCGTCTTTTTTTCTAGGGCTATTTTTTAATAGTATTGAGTTCTTGGGAAGTGTAGATAATTTTAAGAAAAAGTATTCTATTAATTTGTCTCAAGTAGAAGCTTCTTTACGTCCTTTTTTAGAGAGAAATTTGAAGGAATGTTATCGAAAAGCAGAGAATGAAATGAATGATTCTACAGGGTTAGATTGATACAGAGTGTAATGATAGCGGCAGTCAAAGATACCACACAAATTTTTGTTAATGATACAATATTAAATTTGTTAAACCAACTTGTAACTAATATATCAGTTGAGCAGAAATCATATTATCATTTGTCTTTTAATGAAATAATCACTTTATTATTGGCTATAATTAGTGTTGTTGTTGCAATTTATCAGTTTAGAAAGCAGATGTACAAAAATAGGGAGGAACAGAGAATTGCAAATAAAGAAAATTGGTTTTTAAGTGTAATTGTTCTTCCTCAAATAGAGGGAATAAATATTTTTTATAAAGAGTTGATAGATGATGTTTTCGAAGATATACTAGAACTTCAATCTGTTCCGAATGATGATATCGTTTTATTGAGCGAAAAACAAGCTGTTCGGAAAGAACAAATAAATTCTTTTTTTGATCATCTACAGTCACTTATACGCTCTTTTGATTCTTCTCTTTCTCGGAAAATAACAAGTGAGGTTGAGAATTTGGAGGATGAGGTGACAATTATATTATCAGATTACTTTTTCAATATAAGTTCTGACTCAAATAATGAAATTAGGCGGCGTTTGCTTTTGAATAAGAAGGATATTATTGCATTATTATATAGTAAGACACAAGAAGATATAAGTTAATAGTAAATTTTGTATATTAAGAGGTAGCTATTCGGCTACCTCTTAGTTTTGTAATCCCTCCAATCAACAACACACGAATCAACAAACTCTCAAGAAGGGTTACATAAGATAGTACTAATATATAATTGAAAAGTTCGGTAAGGATATAAAAAAGTGAGCACTTTTCTTTTAAGTCAAGTATAGCTATAATTGGTGAGCACTTATATTATATTGTTTGCTGTGATAAATAAGAACAAACTTTAGTACCTTTGGAATCTATTATTTCTGGAAATATTTTTTATTTATCAAAATCATGATTATATTTGAATTGATAATATTGTTTTAAAACTTATTAGATTTTGATTTATGATAAGAATGAAAAGAAATGTAAAAGGTTGGCTCGTTTGGGGAACTGTCATCCTCATATTAATTATAATAGTCATTTTAGCTTTCTATTTTATTCAGACCAAAGGTAAGTTTGCGGATAAACAGACCGACTGGGGTGAGTTTGGAAGTCTATTAGGAGCGATTGCAGGATTAATAGCATTCGTCGGAGTTTTATTTACATTAAGACAGAATAAACAGCAATTCTTGAATAGCGAGGATAGAGCTGTCTTTTTTGAGTTGCTTAGGATTTTTATTTCATATCGGGATGCCTTGCGAGTGAAAAGAATAGATTGGGTATATGATGAAAAACAATGTGAATGGAAAATAACTCCTTACAATGAGTTTTGTACACCAGAAAAAACTTATCGACAGATTTATGTAGAGTTATACCATACTTTCTATTTGGAAATAAGAAGAGGTATTCCTGAAAATTTTTCCAAAGAGGAATTTGTAAGGAGGATTATTCCCCAAAATATGTCTAAAGAGCAATGGATGTTTATATATGGTCAATTGAATGCTGCCATTAACAACATTTATTCAGAGCATGAATTTGGAATACATAAAGGAAAGATTAATATTTATCCTGTACATATAAACACTTATGATTACCTCTGTTTAAATGCGATTAAGATCTATTTTGAACAGAATAATTTCAAGCCCATAGCTGAAGCTTGTGCTAAAGCCGCTGATCATTGTTTTGCCCCATATAAAAATCAACTTGGCACATATTTTAGGAATGCTTATTATATTTTGGAAATGACTTCGGAATTCACTTCGCCCCTAAAATATTCGAATATATTTCGAGCGCAACTGTCAAAGTATGAACTTGTGTTGTTGTTTTTTAACTCATTTAGTTCATTATCAACAATTAAGACACGAAGGTTATACTTGAATGCCGATTTGTTCAATAACCTTGAGTTGAAAGATGTGCGATTGAAAGAGGGGATAAATGATGAATCTGTATCCCGCCGAATGGAATATATACATTTTCCACCAGTCTTGTTTCAAAAGGCAAACAAAAACGAATATATGTCTAGTAATTTGTTGGAAAAATTGTACAATGTGACTCTTTCAGAAAATAATATACTATAGAATGTTCGGTAGAAATAAAAAAGTGAGGGGAACCACCCCCTCACCAAAGTCAAACCAAAATAATCCGAATTATGTCCGTATTATCTTGATGTTGCAAAGATACAA